TGGTCCCCAGGAACCAGGCATATAGATATAAGGAGTAGTGCGTATGGGGCAAGAATCCCCAGTGCAAAGTAAATCATTTACGATCCTCCAAGATTCTAGAACTTCTTCAGAATGAACGAAGTGTGATTGATCACCATTGATTGCTTCATAAAGTAGTTTTTCATACCCGTCAACACCCAACCAATCTGGATATCTGTGGGTCAAAGTAGCAGTTTCCACATCATCATTAAAACCAGGTGCTTTCATATCAATACGAATATCAAAATGAGCATGTGGTTGTAATCTAATCACAATCCTATCATTATATTCATGACCAGAGAACAATTGTTGTGGTGGTGCTTTAAGTTTTACAACAACTTCAACACATCCATAAGGTAAGTTTTTACCTGTCATGATGCGAAAAGGAACACCCTCCCAACGCCAGTTATCGCAGTATAAAGTACCAGCAGCGAAGGTAGGAGTGTGACTCCGAGGATCAACGCCTTCTTCAGATTTGTAACCTTCGTATTGTCCAAGGATTATATCCTCCCCTAAACGAGTAGCAGCAAGAACTTTTGTTTTCTCACGTCTAATTTCCCGTGCATCCATACGACAGGGAGCTTCCATAGCAACTAATGCAAATACTTGCAGAATGTGATTCTGAAGCATATCACGAACCGCACCAGCAGTTTCATAGTATTGCGAACGTCCTTCACAACCAAATGTTTCGGTTGCAAAGATTTGAACTTCATCTACATACTGGCGGTTCCAAAGTGGTTCCAAAAGAATATTACTAAACCGAGTAGCAAGTATGTTATTAACAGTATCTTTGCCAAGATAATGGTCAATGCGATATACTTGTTTTTCGCGTAGATGTCTCCCAACCACAGACTGTAGATGATCAGCAGATTTATAATCACGTCCAAAGGGTTTTTCGATAACCACCCTGGACCTTTCTGGGTCGTTGAGGAGTCCTGCTTCTTTGAGATTGATGATAGCATTCTCATAGCGTTCTGGTGGTACTGATAAGAAATACGTATTATCATGTAGATAATTTGGCAAATGCGTCAGAGTCTCTGGCATATCCAAATCTGTGCAAATATAATCCAGATGATGAAGAAATTCTTCTGGATAATCACCTAATGATTCTTTCCACTGTTGTGGTGTTGGTTCTCTCCTAGCAGAACCAGTGATAACAAAATTAGGTGGGAGAAGATCTTTCTCCCATAGTTTGTATAGTGCGGGAATTAGTTTCTTTTTGCAGAGATCACCAGTGGCACCAAAGATAACAATTCCCTTAGTGAGCGGTTCCGTTTCCGTCATAGTCTTCCGAGTCGTAATACGAAGTTTCACCTTTAAATCGTCCAAATGCGAGGGTGGCACATACAAAGGGTATTGCCGCCCATAATAAGAATTGTCCAAGTGTCATCGATATTGACCTGGAGTGTAACCTGGTTTTTGTTTCATAAATTGTTCCAATAAATCTGAGTATTCTCTGAATCTTTTATCACCAGCGATGAAACATCTTTGTCTCATCCACACAGCATCGATTAATAGTTCTATCTGTTGATCCGTGAAGTTTGACATTTAGTCTCCCATGTTTCTAATTGCAAGTATATATCCCAATAATACACCACTCATCCAAGCAACGTAAAGATAAAGAACATATGAAATAAGGTTAAAAAACTCAACCAATTCCATGTTCTTCGTCCTCCTCATATAGTGGGCATGGTTCTTCAAAAAGATGTTGCATTCTAAGTTGTTTGATGCGCTCTCGGAGTCCTTTATAGAACTCCCTCTTTTCGTCCTCTTTCATTTAGATGTTTCTTGAAAGTATTCTGGTAGTGGACATCCTTTAAAATCATTTAGCTCATCAACAAATAAAACAAACATGGTCACAAATCCAAGACAGAAAGCAAAAAGCATTTGGGGAAAGTTATAGTTCCCCATGTAAGCAGTAGGATCAGGTTCATCATCATGAGGATGAATCATCTTTGCGATTTCTAATGATCGCTTCGATTTGTCTTCTGACTTGGTCTCTTGCTTCTTGTCTTTCGGAGTCTTTTCTGGAGTATCCATGTTTGTTATGGTAAATGAAATGACCTTGACAAAACATAGTTACCCCAAACAAAAATAGGAGAACTATGCCTATCCATTCTGTAATGTGATTTTGAGCCATGGGAAAATAGGATCGATTACTCCAATAAGTCGAAGCAAACCCTCAGCAAAAAGTGCAAGAACAACCCAACCAACACACATTGAAATAATTGAAGCATTACGATTGTGTCGACGTATGGCAGCATCAATCATCTCCTGGCACTCTTCTTGAGTGACATAATGTTCTGGTTTCAGTTCAGTCATCCTGTGAGACATTCGGTAAATTGTCCATAGGGTCGGGTAGTCCCCCCACTATAGCACATGCTCTTTTATAAAAGAAATTATCTGTATTTCCTGATGACTCGAAGGTCTCTTTGACTTTCACCCAATTATCGTAGGTGTATTTGTCCATTTTTCTTTATGTTTGAAATACTTACTAGCTATGCTAGTCGGATATTCCAAACGTGCAACAATGTGTTCATGTCGTAACACACATTAAGTAAATATTAAATTTATGATTCTTCAAGGTCTGCAACCAATTCAAGTCTCCATGCTTCTTTAACTGCATCAGTCCAAACAGCGTTACAAATTGCTTGAACATCTGCACCTTCTTCGGAAATATCAGTGTCTACCAGAACATTACTATCCCCAAGAGTACCAGGATGAAGAACATGACGTTGAAAAGTGCGTGAAATTTCTACACCATCTCTTTCAATAATAGTTGCGTTGCGAACTTGAACTGCTTTGTATTGACCAACGACTTCAATTTTGTCGTTTTCATTTCTTTCAGTAAGTGCCATTAGGGAAGTCCTCCAGACTAAACAGGTTTAGGCGTATTATTTATGAGTTTGTTGTATAGGAACCACAGAACTGAATAACCAGGTGTGTTTGAGCACTGTTAATTTGTACGTTATTTGTATTCTTAAGATAATCATTATTACCATCATCAGTGTAAATATAAACTTGACTCTGCCCCTGTCTAAATGTAACTGCCATATTTCTATAACCATCAGAAATAGTTCTTGTTCCTGTTATCGGAAATCCACCAGCTTGATTGGGTTCATATGGTAAGGTTGCAACATTATTAGTATTCTCATTATCTCTAAGTTGTACAGTAACACCAGTGGTTGATCCGGTGTTTTGGGTATAAAGATATCCACTCACATAAACTCTGTTACCAATTTTAGTATATCTAACACTTGTGTCACTATGATTAGATCCTGATCCAATCGCACCAGTTCTTTGCAGTCTCCAACCAATTGTTCCCTCTTCATAATCGTCGAGAGCGTTTGCTTGCGCCGTGTCACCGCCAAAGGTTATGCCACCAGAAGAAAGAATACGTGCCACTTCTGGATAACTACTTGCAGCATTTCTTGCCTTAAATTGGAACGCTCCTGTATTGTTACCAGTTCTTACGTAACTTAACCAAGCACTAGAAGTTGCTCCATTTGCTACATCAAAACGAATACCAACATAGTTATTGACAGCAGTATTATCAGTTCCATTTTTATTAAACAGTCTTATAAGTGAGTTTGTATTGTTCGTATTTGAACTATCACCAAAATCAGTGTCATCATCAGTAAAGACTTCCAACCTCGACTGTGGAGCAGTGGTGTTTATACCAACATTACCATCACCTCTTACCGAAAATTGAAGGTGCTTAGCATTACCGCCTCCAGTGTTTGCATAAACGGCAAGGTTATTTCTAGTTGTGTTAGATCCATGCTGTTGGTATACTTCAAATCCGTTATTGTTGTCAGAACATTGTGATATAAATTGATGTCCATGGACACCGTTGTTTATTTCTGCCTTCAATGTTGAAGCTGTTCCACATTGGACTACACCAGCAGAAGTTATACGAAGTGCTTCTGTGCTCTGATTAACTTGAAATATTAATGATTTACTACTAGCTGCTCTGATGACTGGTTGGGCACTTCCATCAAATGAAAGTGCTCCAAGATATGAAGTATCTCCCCAAGTGGCAGACGCACCACCATTACCATAAAAAGCAGAACTTCCCTGAATTTGTAATTTATTGGATCCTGGATTATTAGTTCCAATACCAGTATTACCATTTTCCTGAACTCTGAATAATTCAGTTGAAGAACCAGTAGCAGCACCATGTGCTACTGCAAAGTGTGCATCAGTGCTATCATTATTAGAATCAATGTTTATGATGGCGTCATTACGAGAGTTGATAAGTAACTGTCCACCACCTGCAGATGCTCGAAGAATTGCATCATTATCATCAGCAGCAGTTCCCCTAAAGTGAATTGCATTATCTTCAGAAATGACAATAGCATTTCTAGCAGTTATAATACCAACCGAATCAATATTAGTTACGTCTTCATAAGTAAGAATTCCACCAATACTTACATTACCATTAAATGTTGCATTACCAGAAGTATCAAGAGAAGAATTTGTTCCAGAAAAAGACAGACCAGTTTCGGATACGCGCAATCGCTCTGTGGTGTCATTTGCATGAACTGTCAGAACATTACTCGAACTTGGACTAGTGATGCTAGTTACACCAATAATACTGTTCTGATTAATTAATGCCATTTTATACGCTCTCCATTCTGGTATTTATTA